CGCAGCTCAAGACTCTCCCTATTGGTTTACGCAGAAACTAACTATCGATGACACAAAGCTTGTAAGCATGGAAGACATCATGAAGGATCATCCCAACGGGATATCTGAAGAGACGCTCCAGCAAGAATATTACGTCAGCTTTGAAAGGGGAATCGATGGAACGTATTACGGTAGACTGCTTACAAAAGCTCGGCAAGAAGACCGGGTAGGGAGGGTGAAGTATGAACCTAGAAGCGTCGTTAATACGGCTTGGGATCTCGGCATGCGAGATTCTACGTCAATCGTATTCTGGCAGCAAGTGGGTGCCGAAGTCAGAGTCATCGACTATTATGAAAATAGCGGAGAGCAACTTGAACATTACGCACGCGTGCTGCACTCATACCCATACAACTACGGAGCACATTATTTCCCGCACGATGCCGGAGCCAGGTCTCTTCAGACGGGTGTTACAACTCTTCAGATCATGCATGATTTGGGCATAAAGGGTGTACTCTTAAAGCGTGAGGAATCGATATACCCTGGGATTGAACTTGCCCGGGGTATGTTAAATGTCTGCTTTTTTGATGAAGAGAAGTGTAAACCGCTTCTTAAGTGCCTTGAGCATTACCACAAGAAATTTAATGATAAAATGAATTGTTATAGCGATACTCCTGTGCATGATTGGTCATCGCATGGAGCGGATGCATTTCGCTATGCTGCGATGGGAAGAAATGAAGACCGAGGTAATAACACGGTATCGCCTGATCAGACGAAAGAGTGGCGATTAAAACATTTGGGGTATTAGATGAGTGAGAAAAAACACGTGAAGAAAGTAAATGACATTAGAGAAGATATCATCCGTAGGTTAAAGGCGGAGAAGGAAAATCTTTGGGAAGAAGTAGAATCTATCAAAGAAGACATCGTTGAGGCGAAGAAAGCTATTGAGGAGTGCCGTAAACGAACTGCCCAAATAAATGAAATTCTAAAAGAGATGAGGGTTGAATGATCATTTACCATTTAACAACATGTGGCAGGCAATTTGGAAGGAATAAATTCCTCTTTGAGTGTGTTTGTGAGATGAGAGACTTTATCGATTCTCTACGCACTAAAAAACCGAAACTCTCTAAAAGCCAGATGAATGATTGGGAAGCGCTTTCTGATAAAGGAAAAGACGAATTCTTAATCAAGCATCTCTGTATTACACGATTAGATACCAATCTTCTTCCTGAATGGCAGCAGCTATTTCCAGGTGAAATGTACAAATGTACAAATGTACAGAAAAGGAAGTGAGATATGCAAAGAATAATAGACATCATCAAAGCAGAGACGAAAGCTTTAGAAAAAAAGCAAGCATATATAAAAAAATCAGATGAGTTCAAGGCTATTCAAAAGATACTGGATGAATACCAAGAAGGTATTGAATGGATACAGTTTTTGCAATCTAAAGAAAAAATAGTTGTTATCTACGAAATGGAGGAGTTAACTATGGACAAGCAAATCAACAAGGTCAAAAAAGACCTAAAGAAAGGCGAAAAAGACACCAAGAAACTTTTGAAGATGGATAAAGTGCAAGACAAAAAACTTGATAGATGCGATAAGATGTCATGCAGTGCTAAAATGCCTTCCAAAGGAATGGCAAAGAAGAAATAGTCTTCTGTGTTTTAATAGGTGATCATGCAAGGGTTCTTTGGTTCGATTATCCTAATGAGCAGAAACCGGATGATTGCTGCCGTGGTTAAATCATTTCTTAGACATTCTTTCCATGATCAGACAGACGGCGTCGCTTGTTTGGCATTGTAACTTCGTGAGGCGATCGAGCATTCGCGTAATCTCATGAATCTTTTCGTCTTGGATTTCGATATGCTTAATCAAATCGACGTAGATATGAGATGCTTTTCTGGTATCTTCTTTCTGAAGAGAGTCAATCGATTCTTTTAGCTTTGTTATCTTTTTTCCGAATAGAGAGTGTAGGAAATAAAGTTCTGTACAGATAGCGATGAGCAATCCAAAAGAAAAGAAAGGAATAACGTACCAAACTAAAAATTCCTTCACATTCTATCCTTGATCAAGTAAGACATCATGACATGATAGAGATTATCGATTCTTTGACCCATGGCATCGATACGAGCTCCCATCGAGTCAATTCTTCCGTGAGCGCTAGAAATCTCTGCGTGTAGTTTCTTATAGACCCACATATTTCCTGCGAAGATAGAAGCTAAAAGAGTGAAAAGAGATACTATCTCTCCTGCGTGATCAATTATGTATTGTATCATATTTTTTCCTTCGTAATGTGAGCCATCATCACCTCGTACAGTTTATCGATTCTAACTCCTTGAGCATCGATTCTATTATGTGCTTTTTCTATTTCGGTATGCAGTTTCCTATATATCTAGACATTTCCACAGAAAATGGAAGCGAGAAGAGTTATCAGGGATACTATCTCTCCAAGATGATTAGAGATATATTCTAACATGACTATGCCTTTTCTCCAATCATAGCATAACCATCACCAAATCTCAACCTTTATTTCCCCTAGGCAGCGCCTGTTCCTTGGTCTAGAATGTAAAGTAAATAATTTATTAATATTTTTACATTTCCCACAAAGGAATATCCATGACGTGGCCGACAACAAATCCGGTGGCTCGTGAGCTTGACGATTTTTGGAAGGAAAGTCAAGCATTATGGCAACAATGGTGGTACGAAGCTGATCTAGATACGAAGATGATGACAGGACAGCAGGATTATTGGAATACATTTTACAATATCAATTATCGTAATCAAAAGATCTTGATGTTCAACAAGATATTGCGCATCCGCAATATGCTCATGGGATATCAGATCGACAACAGGCTTGCTTCTATAGTTTCTGCAGCTGATAATGACAAAGATTTAGGCGAGACGGCAGATCAGTTGACGACTATTTTAGATTACGTAATGAGGATGGACAACACGTATGGAAAAATCTCTGACGCATTTGATGGTGCAAACACTTGTGGTCTTAATCTCATGTCTGTGTGGATGGATTTTCGTGAAGATCCGGAAAATGGGTGCATAAGAACTGACAGGATTCCGTTCAACTCGTTTTTAATGGACAACTACTGGACAAAGAAAGATCTTTCCGACTGTGACCGTATTTGGACACGTAAATATATCACGACAAGACAGTTAAAGAGCATTTTCCCAAAGATTGAGAAAGATGTTCCCTATCTTGGGAAAGGTTATGCTGCTAAAGACGGTAAGTTTCAGTTTCTAGCGCAAAACTGGTATCAGTATCAGCAGGAAATGTATGCTTACGATGAATACTGGGTTAAAGATTACCGTAAGGCTAAGAAAATCCTGGATAAATTCACTGGTGAAGTTGCTGACTGGAACGGAACGCGCGAGCAGTTTCAGATCATGAGACGCTTTAATCCTAATATTGAGCTTATCACAGCTTCTGTTCCAACCATTAAGCAATATATACTAGTTAACAATCACTTGGTTTACGAGGAAAAATCTCCTTGGGGTCTAGATCGATTCCCATTTGTGCCATTCGTATGTTATCACTTTCCCGAGGTGCAAAACTATGCCTATCGATATCAAGGAATTGTTAGAAATATTAGAGATTCTCAGATAGAACTTAACAGACGACGCAATCGACTGCTAGATATTTTAGATGCTCAGGTTCAAAGCGGTTTAATGGTCAAAGAAGATGCTTTAGTAAACCCGGAGGACGCTTTCTTTCAAGGCCCAGGAAAGGTTTTGTATTTTAAGAATACTGCTAACTTAGCAACCGATGTTGCGCCATTCCCAACACCTCCAGTTGGCCAAGGATGGTTAGAACTAATTCAGACGATTGAGAAAGAGATCATGGATATTGTAGGTCCAGAAGAGCTATTTGCTCAGAACATGGGCGCTCAGGAGATGACAGGTGTTCTGATGAAGCTTAAGATGGGAGCGGGTCTAACTGGCCTTAGAAACGTATTTGATAATCTCAATCAAAGTCAGATGATGCTATCCGAGATACAACTAGACTTAGTTCAAAAAAACTTTTCGATAGGAAAGATTGCCAAGATATTAGGAAGAGAACCGGCTAGAGATATCTTAGACTGGACTAACAGAAGATTCCACTGCGTTGTCGAAGAAGCAGAGCTTACTTCCACTCAAAGACAACTTAAATTCCTTCAAGCCGTTCAGCTTAAGCAGATTATTCCTAATCATATCGACGATAGTTATTTGCTTGAGATCAGCAGTCTACAGGATAAGAAACGCCTTATTGAACAAGGCAATCAAAGAGCTCAGCAAGCAGAACAGATGCAACAGGCTCAAATGCAACAGCAGATGCAGCAAACAGAAGTTCTTACGAGATCTTTGGAAGCCAAGGCACAAAATGATTTTGCAGCTGCAGAAGAAAGAAAAGCTCGAGCAGTTTCCGATATTGCGCTTGCCAAGGAGAGAAGTTCACAAGCTGTCCATGATAGAGCGGAAGCTGCGTTATCTAATGCTAAAGCTTTGAAAGAGCTTGATGAAATGGACGAAGATCGCTTGATTAAACTCGCTAATTTTGTTATAGATTTACAGACACAACAAAAGATGATGCAAGGACAAGAGGAAGGCGATTCGGTCGAAGAATCTCAAAGCATTGGTTCAGAAGTAGAACAAGCAGAAAGAGAGACTAGGCCCTCGCAGCAGAAGAAAAGTAACTTAGGGGAAGCTCTCCAGACAGCATAACCCATTCCACGAACTATGTAACGGAGAAATTTATGAGTAAGATTTTAATGATACTTATACCAGTGTTAGGATTTTGTTTTTCTGGATTTTGTGATAATTTTGATGATGGCATTAGTGAAGACCCGTTTGAAGATGTTGACTATGGTGTCGATGAAGAGTAATTAGACCTTTCGATATAAAAACTTCTTTTGCTTTTTTGGGGCCATACTGTAAAATGGCCCTTTATTTTTCCCAAATGTGAGGCTATTTTTATGTTTAGGATTAGTGACCCGGAACTTTTTTTTCCTATTTTGATTGAATATTTCTTGAAGGTATTTTTGCAAATGATCGTTGCATACGTCTCGACATGGATTATTTCAAAAGAACTAGGAAAAATAGGAATTCATTTGACAAAACAACAAAAGAAGGTGATTACATGTATCGTAGCTCTGTTACTCGTTGTCTTAGTAGTTTCTTGCTATGTTTTCTCATTTTTAACATCGCTTCGCTATCAGCTATAGCGCCTGAAAATAATTACGAAGTAAATTTGATCCAGAGAGTCGCGCTTCTTGCTAGTCTTAAGAACAGAATTGAAATTCTTTCCCGCACAAGAAATGCCAAAAACGCCATAGCATTGACCGTGGATATGATTTTTGATATCGAAGGAAATCTTTTCACACGGATCGATCTCGGTAAAGAAATGAGTAAGGTGGCAACAAAAATTAGAGAACGTGGAGGAAATATTAGTGATGCTCAAGTTAAGGCAATCTATCATAAAATAAAATCAAATGTAAAAAGAAGGCATAGTT